TTTAATATCTTCTCAGCTTTTGAACTGGTTTTGCCAGACATGATTTCGGATGTAATCTGTCTTACTAACAACTCAAAAATGAATCCTGTGTTTTTAAACTTTGAATGTTTAATATTTTTCATCAATTATATAATTTCTCTGATATAAATATACTTTTCTTTTAGATTATTACTCCTTATCCAAATTCTCTGTCAAAATCGTCTTTTTATTACCATCCATATCCTTAAATACTTCTAAATAGGAAGTTTTTCTGGGTTTATATTTGACAGAACCTTCTTTTTGTTTAAGAGTTTTAATTCCTAATGGGTCTCTACCTTCGGGATGGTCATCTTTACCATATCTAACCGGGTCTTTTGGTCTACCAACTCCATCTTCTGCTAATTCATTTTTTATCCTCTGAATTTCTTCCTCCACATCGGTTGGAGCATCTGTTCCTGTTTCTTTTGCTGGGTCAACACCCTGCGTTTCAATAGATGTTAATCTGAACATTTGTTTAGTATCTTCTAATACTGCAACTGTTTGTTCATCTTGCTCATCTTGTGCCATTCCCATAATAGACTGATACATCCATTCTTTAGAGAACATCTTTGTTTGTTGCATTTGTTGAATCAATGCTACTTTTGATGTGTATAACTCAACTTTCTCTTGCTCATATATTTTTGATGGAGTAGTTAGTTCTAATGAAAAATCTGTCAAACTATCATCATCAATTCCTTGCGAATATAAGTGAACGATTGCGATTTTTGTTAATTCTGAAATAAGTACTCTTTGAATTCTTTCGATTGTTTTTGCAAATCTAATATCTTGCGCTGCTAATGTTGCTTTACCATTAATATCTTCTTCGTATCCTAAGAATGCTTTGGGAATCTTTAAAGATGACATCAATTTATTTTTAAGATAATTGATATCATCAATCATATTATATTCTAATCCTTTTAATGTATCGATAGATGTACCATTGTCACTACCACGAACTGGCATATAGTAATCTTCGATAAGGTTCTGCATATTGTATTTTAAGTTATACTCACCCGTTTTTTCATCAACAAATGGAACTTTTTTAGATGCATTGATAATCTTTTGCATGTAGTTATCCACTTCGTTTGGCGGGATATTACCAACATCTACTTTGAAAATTCTCTTTTCGGGAGCTCTCATTACTCTATGAATTAACATAGCATCTTCCATAAGAGATAGCTGCTTCCAAACCCTTCTACCACCTTCAATCATAGATTTTCCGTAAGGTAAGAAGTTTGCATCTGAATTTAAACGGAAGTGAGCTACTTCATAGTTTTCGTATTCTTTTTTATTTCCTGCATTAGCTGGAGAATAACCACTATTTGGATTCATAAATGGCGAATATACGAATTTTACTCTTTGTGGATTTTGTATATCAAACCCCTCAACTCTACTTGTTTCGTAAACAGACATAGGAATTACGTTTACAATTCCTAACCCTTCTGCCATTTCTAATTGTAAAAATAAATCACCATACTTTACTAAATTTCTAGTCCAAGGCCATAATGTGAATTCTATATTCATAATATCATAAAACAAATTTTCTAAAATTTGCTTTACATTATCATCTGGGTGATGTATTTTTAATATATTACCTTGTTCGTTTTTTGCAGTACATTCATCAGCGTATATATCTAATGCCGATGATAATATCGGGTCCATATCCATTGAATCGTAATCTCTAAACAAGTCGATTCTAACTTGCTGATAAGCCATAGCCGATTCTATCAAACCTCCACTAAATTGTGGGGTTCTCATACGCATGTATCTGTCTACTAAGTTTGTTGTTAAACTTTGATGTTCGTCTGTATCTATTACCTTAATACCCTTTTCCGTTTTACGAACTATGGTATTAGTTGAAAATAGTTTTTGTAACCTACCAAAAAATGATTTATCTGATGCCATTTTGTTTTTAAATAATTGTAATTGTTAAATATATGGAAAATTTTTGGAATTTCCAAAAAATTACCATTTTCTACAAGACCAATATCTTGCCTTCCATCTTGGACCTGGAGTATCACAATTATGTCTGGCTCTGAATGATTTTCTTCTTTCAGGATTTGATTTTTTAATTCTCATATTTGGGTCACCAAAGTTTACTTTAACAACGTTACCGCTTGCATTTTTTACATAAACTTTAAATTTCTTAACATCACCTTGCATTGGTTTACCCAATTGAACTTTTCTACCTTGGTATTCGGCTTCATAAACACAATTACAATTAGCTTCTGCTAAATATTGTGTGTACTCCCTCATAAACTGAACAAACTCTTTCATATCTTGTTCGTTCTCTACATCATATTCTTCTACTTCATCTATCTGCTCATTTACTTTTTTTGAATTTACGGGCATTAAATTTACTAATTTCATATCTTTATTATTTTCATTTACAGGTACACAATTTGGAACTTCTTTACCATTTTTGTTTTTCATACCAACTTGCTTGTATCCATCCCAACAAGGACCTTCGTTTACTATATCTTCATTCTTACATGCTTTCCAACCACCACCTTTTGATTTGTAGTTTTTTGCAGCCCAACCATTTGCATATGCTGAAGGATAAACATCAAATTTACTTTTAGCAGCTGCTTTAGATGCTGACCACTTTCCAGGGTCTGTTGGACAATTCTTTTCTAAAAAAAGATTTAATTTTTCTTCTATACTCATAGTTTCATTTTTTTTCTTGCCTTGGCAATGTGCTCTTTGGCTGAAACCTTTTGGGTTATTACAATCTATGCTCCTTTTATATTTTTCACTCCACTCTTCGTTTTTAGGTTTGGTAGAAACATATATTGGTGTTTTGCCTTGTCCCTTACTATCACTCCCACCTCTACCAGCTGCATTTTGTGCGGCTCTTTTTCTACGAGTTGCAGATTCTTTTTCCTTTTTACTCATTCCAGCAGCTTTTGCCGCAGGAACACATTTTGCATATCCACTCTTTTCTCCGGAAGTTCCACATGGTGGGTGTTTACCATCAACCTTTTTGCCGATGTTGACCCACTTTTCCTTAAACCACTTATTTAAATCTTCCTTCATCTATAATAGTTTCAACATATAAATATATAAAAATTAACGAAGTAACCAAGTTAGATTTTCTTTCTCTCCTCTACCCAACTCCATTTCATATGGATTCTTCTGCTGCCAGTTAGAAGTATATACCCCTGTACTGTTTTGTATTGTGGTTGCATTTAACATATTTCTTGTCAAATCTATACCTTCTTGTCTTAAACGAAGTGCGGTATTTCTAACCCACAATCCAATTCCTAACGCCATTACCAAGTCATCATTATATCCTTTCATTGCTTCCGCTCTACCACCATTCCAAATAAATGTAAACAATTCATCTATCAATCTATTAGAACGAATCAAAATATCCTTATCAGTCATATAGGTATCCAATGCTGATATAATCAAAGGACGGGTTCTAGATGTTGTAGAAAATCCTGCGACCATTTGCCTCTCCTGTCTATAATATTTGTTAGACATTTGTTTTTCAACATCTACATATTGTAAATCGTTACTCATATAGAATAGATTCGGATATCCTCTATCTATAATTTGCTGAATACAAGCCCAACCTACGTTTGAGTTCTCCACCACTAACAATGCGTTATTATATTCAGTTGCTAATGCGGTTAAAAAGTTTCCAAAATCTTTTGTATCAATCTTACCTCTATATTCGCCAACTTGCGATGAATCTTCTATATCAATGATTTGAGCAGTAGAATAGTCACTTCCATCACCCCTAGCCACGTCGGCAGATATCATATATTGTCTATTGTAATTAGGATGTTCCCATATCCAAAGGTTTCCATCAAACCCTCTCTTTTCTACGGGCTCCATAACGTATGTATCTTTATACCACGTTAATAACGCCGGGTCGATTACAGTATCACCCGAACCAATAAAGTCACAATCACATTCTTGTGCTGCTCCTTTAACTCCTAAAATACGAGTTTGTTCATCTCTCCACGCTTGGTTTCTTTCAGGGTGTACAGTCCAATGTAGATTAATACAATTGAATCCATTTGCACCACTTTCACCTTCTACCCACATTTTATGGAACCAGTTACCCACACCATTTGGCGTAGATAATACAATAGCAGAACCACCCGTTGATAGGGTTGATTGTGCTGATAACCAAATCTCATCGATATCTCTAATGAATGCTGCCTCATCCACAACCAATAGTGATAAGGCTTCAGAACGACCTGCATCTGGAGAAGATGCGATTGCTTTTACCTGTGAACCATTTTTTAATTTAAGTGATAATTTGTTATCTTCAACGGATGAATTACCACCATCTCTTAACCATACAGGCAGTAAATCGTGCATAACTCTAACCTTCTCTACTAGGTTTTTCGCAACAGTTACTTTAGTTGCAATAACCAACGCATTGAAGTCTTGGTTGAATAACATCTTCCAAAGTATAAAGCCCGCCGATAAAGTTGATAAACCTAACTGGCGGGATTTAAGAATGATGTTAAATCTATTATCTTTAAAATCATCTAAACAATTTTCCTGAAACGGGTATAAGTGAAATGGTATTTTACCACGAGTAGGGTGCTGAATAACACAATACTTTTTCATAAAGTATATTGGGTCTAAAGCACACTTCTTATACTCATCAGCGATGATTTCTTTTAGAGTCTTTTTAGGTTGCCCTTGAACACTCATTATTTTTTAACTTTGATTTTCCAATAAGTACCAAATCCAACGTATGGTGAAAATGCACCGGTAGTACCATCAACTACTCTATTGTTTACACCTAAAGTAAATTGATATATTTTATCTTTTTTAGTTTTTAACATTACACCTGCTCCAACCGAAGAAACTACATCTGCTTTATTAAATCCACCATTTAATCCATAATAAACTTGCATTTTAGCTGGCTCTTTAACAATAAGTTCTTCTTTAATAACTCTTTCTTTAACTTTAGCATCCCAAGTTCTACCTAAGATTCTATTCTTTGTGATAGTATCGGTAAGAGCGATAGTTCCTAAGCCACCATCCAATACTAATGTATCTTTATAAACAATCTTAGCTAAGTAATCTTTAAGTATTGCTGCACTATCTACATTTACCATTTCTTTAAGTACTAAAGTATCTACATCAATTACTTCATGTACAATATCTTTACCCTTTTTAGTTACCACTTTTACTTTCTCTACTTCAATAGTGTCAATTGTATGTTTTATAACTTCATATTTTTTACCATCAATTCTGATAGTTCTTCCACCTGGCATTACCCCACCTGGGTTAAACCATTGTAATAAAATCCAAATTACTAATGCTACAATAGCAATGTTTTTAAAATTCAATAATTTTTTCATAATTTTTTAATTTTTTATAAGCTCTGGGTGATTCAATTCACGTAACTTATCTTCTAATGCTGCTTTCCTATCCAATAGAGCTTCAATTGCTTCGGTAGCACCATCTATATCTTTTTGTAAATCTTCTTTTACTTTATCCATATCAACATCGTAATTCCATTTCTCAATTCTACCATCTTCATTTACGAATTCTAATGTTTTAGAAAGTCCAGCTAGCGCATCTTCAAATCTCATTTTTAAATCTCTAACATACGCTATTTGATTTCTTGTTATTTTATAATCTGCATAAAAAGGAAACGTTCCATCTATTTTTAATTTTGTTTCCATTTTTGCCAAACAATTTGAACAATATCCTGTTTTACGGATTAACTTTTTATCAGCGTGTCCATATTGTATAGTATTACAATCTTCTGCGGAGCAAGTATTTAACTTTTCTAAATATGCTCTAACATCATCTAATTGTGATACTGATATTTTATACCCCTCCTTTTGTTCCCATTTCTTACCCTCTTTATCAGTCCAAATTTCACCAACGTTTCTTTTGGTTTCTACTTCACCTTCGTAACCATGTACTTTTTGTGTATTATCATCTCTACCAAATACCGTATCTATAATCTTTTTACGGGTTGGATGAATGTAATTATTTTTTTCTTCAAAGCTTTTTCTCTTTGCCATAATATTATTTGTTTATAACTTATTTATATATACATATATATATATAATTTATCTTCCAAACTTAAAAATTCCTAAAATTTGATTCAACGGAGCGAATGTGCCCGTTAATTTATAGGTATTTCCTTTGTAAAAGAATACTAATCCTTCGTTTGGAACTAACTTTTCAAATCCACCAATAGCGTTTAATCTAGCCAATTCCTTTTCCAATCTTTTTATTTGAGCTTCACTACCACCACTTCTGATATCAGATATTGATGATTCTAATGATGTTTTAATTGATTGTAAAGCCGCATCAGGCTGAGCCGTTAGTACTGAACTCATAAATGAAAGAACTTCTGCGCCAACTCCTAAAAAGATATCTTCAAATTTACGAAGATTTCCTTTCATAATTTTATCCTTTGCATCCTTATCAACTCCATCTGCCCACTTTCTGGCATCCTCATCTGCAATTGATTTAATTGTAAACGATTTATTATCAAATGCCCATCTTCTTGCTAATCCCTCTTTTTCTAATTGTGCTAAATTCTTTTTTGATTTGTTTACAAAATTCATCCACCAAGCATAGTGATATTCAGCTACACCATCTCTATCGGATAATCCGAATTCAGATTGTAGTTTGGATAACATACCATTAAACTTACCTTTTTGAGAACTTAACTTTTCATCCTTCGGTAACTTTGTAATTGGAGGTCCTTGAATTGTGTAAGTGTCTTGTACGTGCTTATTGATTTGTTTAATCATAGATGCTAATTTACTTTCAGCACCTTTTACACTACCTATTGCATTTCCTTTCTCATCGTATTCAACCACATTATGGAATATTAATAGATTTTGTCCATATGGGATTACGTTTGCGTTTTGTGGATAGATTACTTCTAAATTACAAAATGCTGAACCATCTTTGAATATACTTTGTCTTTCTTTTTCGCTCAATCCACTAATTGCTGAATATAAATCTCTCATTGCGAAATTATATGCATCACTCAATGCACCTCTACCACCAAATTTAGATGCCAACGCATTCATATCTAAAGCGCTTGCTCCACCATTTGCCAAATGTCCTTTATTACGAGCTGCAATTAACTTACCATTTTTCCAACTGATTGCTAATGCCTGTCCATCAGTTTTCTCTCTTACTACTCCCAATTTACCATCTAAGGCGTTATTGATGATTTTTTTTAAATCACCAAATGTAAGGTTCATTGAAATATCAAATGGATGATTCATATGCCCATATGCACCACCTTCACTAATCACTTGTTTAGATTCGTAAATGTGTCCGTTTCTTTTACCAAAATCTCTTAATAAAATTCCAGCAGCTGCATTAGCTTCGTTTTCAACATCAGAACCGGTTGAACCATCTTCATATCCACCAATAGTTCCAACTTGTCTTTGTTTAAGGTGTACTAATTCGTGTGCTAATGTTCTAAGAATATCTGGTAAACTTCTATTACTTACATAAACAAATATTTCATCGGTCTTAGGGTCATATCCTCCATAAGATTTAAATGAAGTAGCAAATTCATTATCTTTTACTAATCGTATTCCAAATGGAAATTGGTCTAAAGATAACCTATCTTTTGCAAATTTAATAAACTCACCTATAGTCTGAGCTTTACTTTTTTTTTGCTCTGGAGCTGGAACTTCTTCTTTTAATAACCCCAACTTAATAGACATATCAGTTATTTCTTCATAATCTGTATCTCTTAAACTTCTTTCTACTTCTCTTCTATTTGCATTTGGGTCTGCACATACAGCTGCTCCAATTTTCTTTCTACCAAATGAACCAGCTCTATCCCACATTTTCATAATAGCTTTGTAATGCCAATCGCCATGTCCTACTTCATTAAATGCAGATGGTGTTTTTATTCTTACCCAACCACCCCAACGAAACACTTTAGCAGGTATTGGTAATGTAGAGCCTAATGGTAATTTATGCTGATACTTTTTATCAATTCCAATTACTTTTGTAACAAAATCCCTAGTCTTATTATCAGCACCTATTAATTCAACTTCTACTTCAACAGGCTGTCCACCTATTTTAATTTTACCTTTAAAAAATCCTTTATTGATTTCATTTATAGTTCTAAATGTAGTTGCTTGCTTACCATTAATTGTTGGCATTCCGTGGTCATCAGTTCCAATATCTTTAACTTGTACTTTTTTGTTTTTGAACTTGCCCATTAAAACAGTATCACCTTTATCAACATCTACATTAACATCTTCTTTAACCAAATCACCAAAATCTTTACCTTGCTTATATGATTTAATGGAATCTAATAATTGTTCATCTGACATCTCAAATGTTTCCATTTTCTCTGCCATTTTGTTAACAAAGTTTTGAATAAATTTTTCATTATTCATTTCTTCGGTAACTAAAGAACGTATTTCTAATAATCCCATTGTTGCACCCGCTAATCCTGCACCACCTACTGCGGCTTGAGTACCACCCAATCCCATAGATTCTAATGCAACGTGCTTAATAGCATCCTTACCTAAGTGTGCAGCAAATCCACCTGCTCCGTGAGTAAATGCTCCAACGGCACCATGTGCAGTTGCCGAAGCAGCTCCCCCCAATCCAGCACCACCTGCTATTGCTTTTGCGCCAGCCGCTAAACCACTACCTAATGCAACACTACCAACTAATAAAGCCACATCTTTAGCAAAGTGCTTCATATGATGTATTTGCTTCTTACGATTTTCATCGGAGTATTCCCATTCGCCGGTTTCTTTATTCTTAGTAGAACCAATCTTCTGACCACTTGCCAATGCTTTAACACCATCATATGTTCCACTAACCATTTCGGCTTTGTGTTTCAATACGTGTCCAATTGCTTTAACAACTTTAGTATCAGCTACTTTTTTTATACCATCTTTCAAAGAGTTCATAAATTTAGAACCCTGCTTATGCTCACCTTTATCTATAAAATCTTGCTCTTCTTTACCTAATGTTTTAATTTCATTATCTAATGCTGATTTTACTTCTTCTGCTTTTCTTTCTTTTGCTACCCTATCTTCCGCATCGGATTTTAATTCAGTACCACTTAATTTTTGTTCTGGCGGTGGAGCTTGTTTTCCTTGCTCTCCACCATCTCCTTTAGGTTTAGCATCTACTTTACCTTGTGCAGTATCACCCTTATTAACAGGTTGGCCAGGTTCGGATGGTTTATCATCTTTCTTTTTTGGTTCATTAGCAGGAGCATCATCTGGTCCAACTATTTTTGCAGCCTGAATATGTGCTTCGTGGTCTTTTGGTAATCTTAATGCGTTTCTTACACTAATTTTTTTCTTTTTACCATCTGCGGCTGTATATGTAAGTTCCTTATCCATATTTGGATTAGGTTCTTCTTCTAAAAAATATTCTTCAATGAAATTATCCGCTTCAAATACTAATTTTGCAATTTGCTCTGCAATAGGGTCATATACATATGAATCATCCGTAGTTGCTACTGAACGAATATCATCGTTTTTCTTTTGTATCTTTTTAACATCCTCTTTGGATGGATAACCTTTTATGAATTCTTCTTTTACTAATTTTTTAGTTATCATTTTATAAATTTCTTTATCAAATTTTGGATATGCTTTCAAAAATAACTTTTCAGCATCATCCGAACTTAACCACTTTCTTACATCAGTTCCACTAATTGCTTCTGGTTCAGGTGGTATAATATAAGTATATCCAATTTCATCATAACCATATCCAGTCTTACCTTTGTATGGTTTGAAATACTTACCTTGTAATCTACTCGCATCTTTATCACCAACTGCGGCAATATATGCCGTAGTTTTACCATCAAATTTAGAAAGTATTTCTTTTGGAGCGTATGGATTTGATAGTTGTACAATTTTGCTTGGCGGAATACCAAACATCTTACCCATTATAACAACTTTTTCTTTAAAATTGAACGGAGATTTACCACCATCGGTTTTATCG